GAGCCGGGCCTTCTGGCGGCGCCACCAGCCACAAAAGGAATCATGTTCTTGCAATCTTCTAGAGAGTTTCTGTATTGAGGAAAATCGGTGCGACCCTTTGCAAGGGGCGTAACTTCACCGCCGACGAGAGCATTTTGTAAAAAGTTAAACTTCGCCAAATCTTATTCCCTCGAATTTAACCAGTCGTCAGCTTCAACCTCTGGAGGAGTTCCTTCCTGAGCATCAAAGCTTCTAGCCTGGGCTAACATTTTAACGTAAATATCCATAAGCGCCGCCATAAGCGTCGTTGATTGAACTAAGTGATACGCAAGGTCCGAAGCGAGTCTGACCGCAAGGGTTTCGTCAAAGCTCGGTGACCATAAGGTGGTGTCTGTGGTTTTCCTGATATACTTAGCAAAGCAATCAGACGAGTCTGTCACCAAAACCTTTACGCCGCTAACGGGGTTTACCTCAACGGCCCATGGGGAAGGTGAGTCTATTTCTAAAATTCTTAATACGTCAGATGGAATCGTGTATTCATACGTCCAATTCCAAGACGGGGTGTTTGCTGTTTGAGCAAACTCTTTTCTAGCGATTGTAAAATTCCAAGGGTGGGCGGCCAAAACCTCGTCTCGACATTTCGCGTACTGCTCATTACATGCGCGAGCACGCTTGTTGTCGTCGGAAAGTGTAGTGATGAGATCACAGCCAACCTTTATAAGTGCCGAGTTGCAAACTTTAACTTCAGAAGAAGCCATTTACTCTCCCTCAAAAAAAGGTGGGGCCCACATCAAAGTGGTTCGGGCGCTGTCGGATTTCGCCGGTCGCGCCTCGTGCCCCATAGATCAATTGATTAGTCGATAACGTAAGTAATGTACAATTCGATGTCCACTAGCAAGCTAACGTCAGTTGTACACGTAATAACGGGCTGAACAGCGGAGGTGAATTTCTTCATTCCGGCTGCTGTCGCGCCTGTTAAGTTGTCAGACATTTTAATGATGTCCGCAGCGTCGATGTCTACAGAGGCCATCCAGCCATCTGTATCTGCCCCCTGAAGACCGTCTTCAGAAACCAGCCAACCGACGTCAATAACGCCAGAAGAGCCTGAGCCCATGTCGCCATACTTCACCATAACGTCAACAACCAAAGCTCCCGCTGGTAAAAGTCCGCCCATGTAAACTACATCGCCATCAGCGACGTCAGATACGAACGTGTATTTATCATAAATCAATTTCACATTCCCACCAAGCTGACCAACAACTGCTTTGCCAGCGGGCTGAGTGTTTGAAATTTGTGTTGCATTTACTCCGTAAAAACTTGCCATTTTGTAATCTCCTTAAAGATTTTAGTTTTAAACACAAACGAGAGCGCAAAATACGCTCCCGTAAATTATAACTACTATGTAGCTTTGCAAAGGATTTCTACAACCTTCTCTTCTTCTAGGCGAGTCGCACCGATGCTCATACAAGCGTAAACTTGCATTGCATACGATTTGTCCGAACGCTCAGAAATACGGCCCTTAATGTCTTCGCCGACTGACAAGACAATCCCGTCTTGTGCCCAGCAAAGTACTTTTTGGTACGTGTCGGCGTCGCCGCCGCCAGAACCAACTGCGCCAGTAGTTGTGTCGAACGCCAAAGCTCCAGCTTGCACGTTGATCTGTTGTGAACCGATGAAGTTAAATCCTAGGAACGTGCTTAGCTCGCCTTGAACTAGAGCGCGCACAGTGTTGAAATCGCTTGATGTCACTTCTGTTTGCGACAAAAGGTTCTCAAGTTGATTTGCATTGTGTGCAAGGTAGCGCTTAATCATTGGGCTAACGTCGTTGCCATCAAAGATCTTCTTAGCGCGGCGTAGAGCTTGAACGTTAAGCTTTGTACCGGCAGCAGAAGCAACTGAAGCAACTTTCTGAGTTGCGGTCAGAGCTACTGTTGTAGTCCCAGCCTCTCCAGAGTAAGCAGTGCCAGATGCGTTGTCCAAAATAACGTCGTCCATTGATCGGCCTAAAGCATAAGCAAACGCTTTTGCGTACTCGCTCTCTGGGCTGATTAGGATGCGAACTTTGTCTTGATTATCAATCATGTCTGCGATTTCGTAATCAAGTAAAGTCACCATACGTCTAGAGTGTGGCGTGTCGATTTGTGGCGTGTCAGAGTGACGGCCAGATTTTAATTGAGCAGTCGCTTTTCCAACGCGCTCGTAAAATGCAGACTTTCCTTTTTGCATTTCGTTACGAACAGCATTGCGAAGGCGCGAACCTTCTTGTTGAGCAACATGGAAAACGTTCGCAGTAAATTGCTGCACGAACGCAGTAGTAATTTGAGTTGACATTTGAAATTCTCCTTAAGAATTTTGGTTAAAAAAAGCATGAAATACTTTTCTCAATTCTTAAGGAGTGTCCTAACTTCAGGGTCCGTAAGCTTCGAGACAGAACGCTAAACCGTTGTTTGGCGCTACAGACTTTCTGTGGGGCTCGTGCGTTAACACAAGGTGTCCCTGTCTTAGCTAGTTGGGGCTCTGGTCAAAAGGTGTCCCAACACTCATTACGCATGAGTGTCGGCCGCCGTGTCAAGGAACTTTAACTTTCTGGGTGTCTAGCTCGGTATAACATTGAAACCTCTTCGACCGCTGCCTTGTGATTTGCATGGTCTTTGTTCCAATACGGGTGGGTCTTGTTGCCCATGATCTCCTCGATCTTTTGGCCCGCATCGCCTGGCGTAAGTCCAGTGTATGTCGATGGGTTGCCCTTTATCCCGTGCTCTTGTAAGAGCTCGCCAATGGCAGCGAATGCTTTTGCAAAGTGGACGTTGTTTGTGAGTCCTGTTCTTTCTAAGAAATCAACTCCCTCGTTGTTAAAAAAACGTTTCGCCGCGCTTTCAGCCTTTGTTTTCTTTGTGTCAAAAGCTTCGCCCCATTCTTTTTTTAGGGTCTCTTTTGCCTGAATAGCCTGCGTGTCCATGTTTTGCTGGGCCTGAGCCTGTTGGTTTTTCTGAAGGTCGGCGTACCAGCCTAAGAGCTTTTCCGCTTGTTTTGGTAAAATGTTGTTTTCAAAAGCCGCACTTTTAAATGACTTTAAAAATTCAGGGTTAAACGCATCTTTTGGCGTTTCAACCTCGTACATATCAGCTTTTTCTGGAAGCCCAAGCTTCTGAAATACGCCCTTCCAGTCCTCGGCTGTTCCGTGCTTATCTGGAAGCGAGATCTTGTCCCGGCCTACAAGCTTCTGAAGACTTACGTGAGCTTTTGCAAGCTCTGGAATAGAGGTGTACTTGCTTATTCCTGGGTCTTCCTTTAACTCGCCAAGGCCCTCGCGCCAGTTCTCTGGAAAGAAAACTGCCGACGGAGTTGCCGCCTGGGGCGTGGGTGTGGTTGCGACTGTGGCTGCGCCAGACTGAACTCCGGCTGTACCACCCGAAGGCGTGCCTGCGACGGCGGCGGTTGGCGCCCCTGTATCAGAACTCGATGTCGTAATCTCCATTTTCAGATTCTCCCTGTTTTATAGCTTCGTCAAACTTCTCAATATCGTACTTTAAATATGTCATTATTCTTAAGACCACATTCCTGGCTCCCTCGTTAAACGAGGTTGCGTCAGCGTCGCCCGTCACATGGGTTGAAGATACAACGTGATGAGCCTTCATCAAGTCGTAAAGGACCCGGCGACCATGGGCGGTCTCAAAGACAGACTTGTAGTCTGTAATAATCTGTCTTTGCTTAGAAGCTTGTGATGTTTTCTTTGTACTAGCCACGTCCCTGAGGTTTCTGCAATTTCGAGATATTGTCAACAGTCTGGTTTTGTTCTTGAGCCTGCTGGGCCTGCTGCATTCCTTGCTGCTTAGCCTCTCTCATGGCGTTTCTATCATCCTTGGGCCGGCAGACGCTTGCGGGGAATGACTGAATACGCGCCACTTCAGCAAAATATCCATCAGCATCAAAGTTGTCGGCAACGTCTGGGATAACCTGCAGAACCGGCATGAGCGCCTGGAAGCCCTTAAGCATCGAAGTAAGCTCCCCCGTCCGCTGAGATCTGGCAATAGTCGAGGTGTACCTAGGCACAATCTTTTGCCCCTGGAGCTCGGCAGGAATAGGGTTAAACAGCCCGCGTCTTTGCATAATGCCAAACACACGATTGATCAAAGGCACCAGAAACTCAAACTCTTGGCGACCGAGTAGCGGGCCAAGCAGGCGCATCTTCTCTTCTGTTCGCTGCAAGACC